TTCCAATTGTCCGTCGAGTTTTCGGCGGCCTGATCGCAAACGATCTCGTTAGCGTTCAACCGATGAGCCTTCCTTCAGGTCTCATCTTCTTCCTGGATTTCACATATTCACCTTCAACAACGCCAAAACTTTCGACGCTAGGTGGAACTTCCGTCTATGGTGGTGGAGTCGTTGGTCAGCAGATCACTGGTGGTATTTCGCTAGCTGGTCCTGCAGGCGCTTCAGAACTTAGTTACTATGCTCTGAACAACGGTTATTCAAGTCCAACTGCATCGGTATTGGTTGCCGCTGTACCGATTGAAGTTGTAGCAACTGGTACTGCTGGCGGGGGTCGTCCCTCGGCTGACTGGGTTGCTCTTCCCGCAGGTGGCGGTGTTTTGCCACAAGCGACGTATGATGCTTATGCGGCCCGAGCCGATGAGTTGATTAACTTTGACCCAGATATTGCATCTGGTACCAACTGCTGTGTGGGAAGATTTACTTTGAGTGATATTACCGCGCCAGGGAGTATTTTTAATGTCAAGGATTATATCACTATCACGGCTACTGGCGTAACCTCTGGTGCTCAAGTTCGTCGACTAACTCGCGATGATACCACGACCGCCGGCGAGGTTCTTTTGGTCCTTGCAGCTACTGGAACAGAAACGACCCTCAATCTTTCGGCATCTATGGCCGGTATCACTGGTTTAGATTTCGTCATTGATGATAACTTCCAAACTGGAGGTTCTCTTGGATCAGTTGTTGGTGCTGTTCAGTGGGGTCTTGAAGATACGGGTCAGATCCCAGAAATCGACATCAAGGTCGACTCTGTGGCTGTTACCGCAAAGACCAAGAAGCTGAAGGCTAAATGGACGCCAGAATTGGCGCAGGACTTGAACGCTTATCACAACCTCGACGCAGAAGTTGAATTGACAAGCATCTTGTCCGAGCACATCGCTCTCGAAATCGACCAAGAAATCTTGGAAGATCTTGTGAAGGGTGCTACTGCTGAAACCTTGTTTTGGTCGCGACTTCCTGGTAAGTTCTTGGAAAGAACAACTGGTGCAGTACTGGCTCCTACCCTCGCGGGTTCCGGATTCCCAGACTTCACGGGTAATGTCAGTGAATGGTATGAAACCTTGATTGAGACCATCAATGATGTCTCGGCTCAAATTCACCGCAAGACTCTTCGCGGAGGCGCTAACTTCATCGTGTGTTCACCTGAAGTTGCAAACCTTCTTGAGTTTACCGCTGGATTTAGAGGCTCCGTGACTCACGATGATGATCGTGGTCAGGTTGGTGCTGTTAAAGTCGGCTCTTTGAGCAAGAAGTTTGACGTTTACGTCGATCCTTACTTCCCACGGAACGTTGTTCTCGCTGGTCGTAAAGGTTCTTCTTTCCTCGAAAGCGGATATGTATACGCACCGTATGTGCCACTCCAGATGACTCCAACAATCTTTGGTGTCGAGGACTTCGTGCCGCGCAAAGGCGTCATGACTCGGTATGCTAAGAAGATGGTTCGGCCTGATATGTACGGTCTCGTTGTTATCGAAGATCTATAGGTCTTGTTCAAATCATAATCTGACTTAGATTAAGATATAAATTACCCCTCTCCGTTTTTCGGAGGGGGGTTTGTTTATATAGAAACTAATTAGTAGTGGAGGGACCATAGATGGCCGCGTTGCCCACATTATCGCCAAAGAGTCAAATGAGCAAATCTATTTTGCCCGCAACGGGAACAGTAGCAAATGTAGCTGCAACGTTGCCTCTTGGAATATATTCAGCATCTGCAACTTTTCTTTCTGGTGCTGCCGATCAGGTTGCTTATACCTACAAAAAACTCGGAGGAGATGTTCTCGATATTGAGTTAAAAGCAAGCAATGTTTATGCGAATTATGAAGAAGCTGTCTTGGAATATAGTTATCTTTTAAATCTTCATCAGTCGAAAAATATGCTTTCAGATGTTCTTGGACAAGCAACCGGCACATTTGATCAAGACGGGAATATAATCACAGGACCAACCAATGTAAATTTAAAATATCCTCGTGTGATGTTTGAATACGCTAGAAGAGTTTCAGATTCTTTTTCTTTCGAAGCAAATCTGGGAGGAACAATTCCAATCTATTCTGCTTCGTTTAAGTTAGAGGAAGGTGTACAGGATTATGATTTGCAAGCTATAATTTCTGGTTCCTCTGCGACTGGAATAGGCCCCAACGGAGATGCAGTTCGCTTTACCGGCATAGTCGGAGATAAAAGAGTTCTGGTGAAGAAAGTTTTCTTTAAAACTCCAAATGCTATGTGGAGATTTTTTGGTTATTTCGGCGGTTTAAATGTGGTAGGTAATATGAATTATTATGGACAATACACAGATGATTCAAGTTTCGAACTAATTCCAACATGGCACAATAAACTCCAAGCAAAAGCCTTCGAAGATCATTTGTGGACTAGACTTTCTCACTATTCTTTCGAGCTTAAAGCCAATATGTTAAGGATCTTTCCGCAGCCAGATTTATTGAGCACTTATCGTTTTATGTGGGTTGAATTTTCCGTGATTCCAAATAGTTGGGATAATCCGGCAGATTATGATGTCGGCGTGAATGGGATTAATAATGTTAATACTCTTCCTTTCGACAATATCCCTTATGAAAATATTAATGCCATAGGTAAACAGTGGATTCGCAGATTCTCTGTGGCGCTCTCAAAAGAAACTCTCGGACAAATTAGAGGTAAATTCCAAACTATCCCAATTCCAGGAGAATCTGTCAATTTAAATGCGGATGCTTTATTGGGTCAAGCTAAAGAAGAACAAGCGGCGCTTAGAGATGAACTAAAAGAAATCCTCGATCAACTTACTTACCCAGAAATAGCGAAAACAGATGCAGAAAAGTCCGAGGCTGTGAATACAGTTCAAAAACGAATTCCAATGATAATTTTTCAAGGATAACAAAGTGAATGGCCGATGATAACAAATGGGAACAACCAGAAGCACCTCCTCCGCCTTTATTTTTGGGCGAACCGGAGCGTAATCTTGTTAAGCAAGTTAATGACGAGCTTATGGAGCGAGTTATTGGACAACAAATTGCTTATTATCCCATTGATGTCGAAAAGACCAATTATCATCCGCTTTATGGGGAGGCTGTAGAAAAAACATTCCTCCCCCCTATTCGTGTTTATGTCCTAGTTGACTGGCACGGATCCGAAACAGTTTATAGTGACAATATTGGCCTCGATAAAGATTGGACAATAACGCTCCATTTTCACAGAAGAAGATTGACGGAAGATCAAGATTTATTTGTCCGTGAGGGAGATTTTGTTTTGTATGGCGACAGTTTATACGAAATAACAAAATTAATTCAACCAAGAATGTTATTTGGCCAAATTGATTATTCATTCGAAATAACAGGAGAATGCACATTAACAAGGGAGAGCCTATTCGATGCCCAGTGAAGAAGCGAAGTTCAAAGGTTATAGGCCGTATTTCAAGGATGAAACGACCAAAGACAACCTTATCAAAGAAATGGTACTCATGCCATCAACGATTGAGACAATTGATACAGCTTTTTATCGTTGGCTTGATGAAGAATTGAATATCTTTTCCTCAACCAACAAGGGATGGAAGAAAGTTCCAGTTATTTGGGTTGCAGCCGAGAGGGCTTACCAAATTAAAAATAACAAAGATTTAAGAGATGATAATGGAAGATTAAAATTACCTTTGATAACCGTTAATAGGACATCACTAATAAAAGATCCCTCTATGAAGGGAGTGGCTTGGGCACACATTCCAGTTCGGAATGATGCAAGAGGTGGCGCTATTGTTATGGCAAGAAGAATTAATCAAGATAAAACCTCAAATTTTGCCAACGCAGACGCCAACAAAGCAACGCGAGGCCAAAAGAATTTTCCAACAAAGAACAAGAAAATTGTTTATAATACGATAACGTCTCCAATGCCAACTTATGTTGTTGCAAATTATGATGTAATAATTCGTTCTGAATATCAGCAACAATTAAATGAAATGTTTACTCCTTTTATAGTAAAAACTGGCCAAATTAATAACTTTTTTATAAAAGACAGCGGTCACAAGTTCGAAGGCTTTATCCAGGGAGATTTCTCTCTTGATAATAATGTTGTAAATATGGGAGATGAAGAAAGAACTTATAGAACAACGGTCAATATTAAAATCTTAGGTTATCTTTTGGGTGCCTCAAAGAACGAAGAAAGACCGAAGATTACAGTGCGAGAAAATGCAGTTGAGGTCAGAACTCCTCGTGAACATGTGATCATGGGTGATATAAAAGAATTTGGAAAGCCGCCAAAGAAGAAATAGCATCATAATTTATAAGATTTTGAAAGTTTGTAGGACTATTTATAGGTGTAAAAGTAAAATTAAATTGCTTGATAGGAGAATCTTTACATGTCAGTTAAGAAGTTTAAATTTGTTTCTCCAGGTATTTTCCTGAGTGAAGTAGATAATTCTCAACTCCCTGCGGTACGTCAGGCTGTTGGCCCAGTTATTATCGGGAGGACCCCCACCGGCCCATCTATGAGGCCCTATAGAATAGACTCTCCTTCGGAATTTGTCCAAGTTTTTGGAAATCCAGTCGCAGGTGCTATGGCCGCGGGAGATGTTTGGAGAGAGGGTAATTTGACGGGACCAACATATGCGTCATATGCCGCTATGGCATACTTGAAGGCCAATGTGGGCCCGATTACCATGGTGCGCCTTTTGGGAGAAAAGAATCCAGATACAACCAGCACTACCACGGGCTTGGCTGGCTGGGAGACCCTCGTGGGCCAAGGGCTAACCTTGGGCGGTGGCGCCTATGGCCTCTGGATTTTTCCAAGCGCAAGTTTGGCCACTACGAATGTTACTGGAACTCTTGGCGCAATTGTCTACGTCAATTCTGGCTCTATGGTTATCCACGGCAGCGCCCTATCTTCATCGGCTGGGGTAAAAAGCAACTTCACAGGTTACAACACCATGATAGAATCTCAAGGCACCGATACTCAGTTTGATATCGGATTTTGGGATGACCCAGACCCGGTCGACGCGAATACTGCCGGAAAGAAGTTCATCACCGCGTTTAACTTTGATAGGAATTCAGATTTTTATATTAGAAATGTTTTAAATACAAATCCTCAAATGGTAAATAGTGATTTTGTTGCGCCCGGTAATTTGAAGAGCGGACAGTATTTATACTGGCTTGGAGAAACGTTTGAACAGAATGTTGAAGATCTTGTCGGATTGACTAATGCTACATGGATGATTTTGACACCTCTTGCCACTGGATCAACGCTCAATAAAAATGATTACAAAATGGATTTTCAATACGCGAAGACTGGCTATTTCTTCTCTCAAGATTTATCAAGTGATTTTTCCAGTTATAATGCCGAGAATATGACCAAATTATTTAGGGTTGTTTCCCAAGACGGCGGCCGCTGGACTCAAGATAAGTTTAAAATTTCAATTAGAGATATTAAGGCACCGTCAAGTCCTGAAGCAGATCCTTATGGCTCCTTCACTTTAGTCGTTCGCGCGGCCTCTGATACAGATAATGTTGTTCGAGTTATCGAACAATTTACGAATGTCAACTTAAATCCGGCCTCAGAAAACTATTTATCAAGAGTCGTTGGTGATACTTATTATAAATTCGATTACGACAACGGAAGAGTTCTGAGACAGTACGGACAGTATGCCAATAAATCGAAGTATATTCGAATAGAGATGAACTCAGATGTCGATCAGGGCCTGATGGATGCACAGCTATTACCATTTGGATGCTCGGGCCCACTAAGATTCAAACCGATTCATTATGTGTCGGGGAGCAGCCTCGCCTCCTCGTCAATTCCGGAGTTCGGCTTCATAAAAGGTTCTGGATCCTCTCCTGGACTCAATGCACCTGATCCGACATGCATCGCCCCATACAATGGGCTTTGGATAGGAGATGAAACTATCCCACTCGCAGAACTACAGTTTAATTTTCCGCAACCCCCTGTGAGACTCTCTGCTTCAGACGGCGGCATTGCGGACCCAACCGATGCTTATTTCGGGGTCCGAACAACTCAGGGTAGAAATTCTTCAAATTTTGATTCTGGTTATGGTGATTATATGTGGAGAATGCCAGCTGGCGTCACCGCTGAAGATTCGGTAGCTGGTGTCAGCGACGAGCTGGTCGAATATGGTTGGATGGTTTCTTTGGATGACGTTATTACGACCTCTTCATTAACACAGACCGCAGTTTGGGTTTCCGGATCACGACGCGAAGGCGATTCTGCTACAGCTAGCGGATCTTGGACATCCATTCTCGATGCTGGCTATGATAGAATCACGGCGCCTATGTACGGGGGTTTTGATGGACTGGATATCAGAGAGGCAGAGCCATTTAGAAATGGTTTCCTCAACACCGGCACTCCTGCGAATCTAGATACTTCAAACTATGCTTTCAACTCAATTAAAAGAGCAATAGACACGGTAAAAGACCCAGAATTTGTTGAATGCAACGCCATAACGATTCCTGGGGTTACAAATGCTTCTCTGACACAACATCTTTTGAATACTTGTGAAGATAGGGCAGACTCTCTGGCAATTATTGATTTACCGAGCGTCTATACTCCGTTTACGGATGATACCGGTGACTTTGAAACTAGGAATGATTTTACAGTTCAACAGTGTATTGATGCTCTTTCGCTAAGACAACTTAATACTTCTTACGGGTGTACTTATTATCCGTGGGTTCAAATTTTAGATACAATTTCAAACAATCTTCTATGGGTACCGCCATCTGTTGTGGCTTTGGGCACTCTTGCCTCTTCTGAGGCAAAATCGGAAGTTTGGTTTGCTCCTGCTGGATTCAATAGGGGTGGATTAACTGAAGGTGCGTCCGGTTGGCCTGTAACCAACATTACAAAGAGATTAACGTCTAAAGACAGAGACAATCTTTATGAAGTGAATATCAATCCTATTGCGACTTTCCCATCAGAGGGCATTGTCATCTTCGGACAAAAGACGCTTCAAGTTACTAGATCTGCTTTGGATAGGATTAATGTCCGTCGATTGTTGATTTACATCAAAAAGCAAGTTTCAAGAATTGCTTCTGGAATTTTGTTTGACCAAAATGTTCAAGTTACTTGGAATAGATTTTTGGGCGAGGTTCAACCTTTCCTAGCAAGCGTTCAATCCAGGCTCGGACTAACCGAGTGGAAAGTTATTCTCGATGACACGACAACGACTCCAGATTTAATCGATCAAAACATTATGTATGCAAAAATCTTCCTGAAGCCAGCGAGAGCAATTGAATTTATTGCAGTTGACTTTGTGATTACAAGAACTGGAGCATCTTTTGATGATTAAAAAGAAAAATAATGTTTCTGATTACTATTTAGAAGTACAGGATACAATACAGAGGAGAATTAGTTAAATGGCGTTTTGGACCGATGCACAATTTGAAGATCCGAAAAGAGCATATAGATTTTTGGTTGATATAGGTAGAATGCCTAACGGGGCTACTTGGTATGCCAAGAGCTGCAAGAAGCCAGAAATTACAATCTCTACAATCGAACACAATTTTTTGAACCACAAGTTCTACTACCCAGGAAGAGCAGAGTGGGCAGAAGTCACAGTTACTTTGGTTGATCCCGTGAGCCCAGATGCAGCAATTAATACTGCTGCCATTATTCGCGCTGGTGGGTATAACCCTCCAAAAAATGTTAATGATGCCGCTACTATTTCTAAACAAGCATCGGTAGCTGCAATCGGATCCGTCAAAATCTCCCAGATTAATTCTCTGGGGGACGCAGTGGAAACCTGGACTCTTTGGAATCCTTTTATCACTGGAGTGACTTACGGCGATTTGGATTATTCCTCAGATGATATGACAGAGATTACAGTGACCCTTCGTTATGATTGGGCGATAATCGAGACCCCACTTAAGTCTGAGACTGGTGCTAAGCGGCCTGATGGTAAGGACGTGGATAGCAATACCTTCTTTAATCCTGGAGAAAACAATTAAGCTAAAAATGAAATGCGAGGTGATATTTGGCTAGAAATAATTCTCGGCGTACAGGCGCCGAAGAAGGGAAAGATAGGGTGCAGGCAGATACTTCTCCTCCACCTAATTTAGTTCCTCTTGACTTTTCGACACCAACAGATTTTGTCGAACTTCCCACAGAAGGTCGATATTATCCAGAGGATCATCCACTACACAAAGAAGGCGTGGTGGAAATTCGTCATATGACGGCGAAAGACGAGGATATTTTAACTTCGAGAGCCCTACTTAAAAAAGGAATTGCTCTTGATAGATTTTTAAAAAACATTGTTGTTGACAAGAGAATTGATTTGGACACCCTCTATATTGGTGATAAGAATGCAATTCTTGTTGGAGCAAGAGTTACTGGGTATGGTCCAAACTATGATACACAGGTTACGTGTCCAGTTTGTACAACAACAAATAAATTTTCTTTCAACTTGGAGGAAAATAATCTCTATTCGGGCGGTGAATTTGAGGATTTCGACATCACTCCGAAAACAGATGAAACTTTTATTATAAAGACTCCTGTCACTAAAGTTGATGTCGAGGTAAAATTGTTTACCGGAAAAGATGAAAAATACTTGGGAAGAATCGCCGAAACGAAGAAGAAAAAGAAACTTCCAGAGTCCCCGTTGACTGACCAACTGAATTTAATGATTGTTTCTATTAACGAAAGAACAGATAATGTGACAATCAAATCCTTTATTGATAATGTTCCTGCCAAAGATGCCAGGTATATTAGACAAGCATATGAAAAAATCGTGCCCAACATTGATCTAGCTCAAAAATTTGCATGTGACACATGTGATTATGAAACGGATCAAATGGAGGTGCCGTTTACGACGGACTTTTTTTGGCCTAAGCGATAAATACATTGAAAGCGTATACGAAGAGTTTTTTGTCTTGAAATACTATGGTGGTTGGTCTTTTACAGAGGCCTATAACTTGCCAATAAGTATTCGAAGATGGTTCTTAGAAAAGTTGATTGAACAAATGAATAAAGAAAAAGAAGCCGTCGAGAAGTCAACTAAGAAGTCACGCTTTTCAGGTAAAAAATGAAGAAGCCGGTAATGCCGGCTTCTTTTTGTTTTGGCTACTATTTATTGTAGTGCAGCTTATACGAGGGTTTATAAATGGAATCTTTAAATGAAAGCGAGATCGTCAAGGTTATTATCGATCTCGAAGAATTAAAAACAAATGATCAATTGAACGAGAGTTTTTTGAGAATGATGGGATTTTGGGTTGAGAATATTGTTAAACACATGTTCGGAGTTCCCTTCGTTTCAGGAGGAATCCGGGGAAAACCAGAGGATATCAAGGCTTTCGCAAGAGCCGTTGGAAATGAAAAGAAATACATTGAAACCGCAAAACAGCACGGTCTGGATAATCCAGCAACTTATAGGCAGAAATCAAGGCTCAACCGAGCGGTATCTGCATTCGAAAAAAAGACAGGCATAAAATGGCCTTTCAAATAGGAAAACTTTAAAAAATGGCAGACGAAAGCCCAGAACAACAAAAAGCGAAAAAAGCAAGGGCAGACGCACGCGCCGCAGAAGCAGAGATGTACGAATGGCATAAAAAGCAGCGCAAAGCCATGGAGAACATGGACGAGGCGGAAAAGAACCGCCTGAAGAGCAGCCTCGACTATGTCGAAGCATTGGCCGAGCTTAACGACAAATTAGAGGAAACCGCCCGCCTGCAAAACAAAGCCAATGAAGCTCTTCAGTTGGCCCAAGAGCAAGGAAGGGCGACAGCCAAAGGCCTCGGCGCACTAATCGGATTAAACGAAAGCTATGAGACTTCTATGCTTGGCTCCGTCTCTGCCACCTTAAAAGGCGGAGAGGCCAACACAAAATTCCGCGAGCAGATGAAAAAGACATTTACAGTACAAAATGCGGCCTACAGTATACTCTTAAAAATTACTCAAGCAACCACCAAATTAATGTTCGCACAGGACGAGGCTCTCGTGTCGTTCAATAAAACAACAGGCGCCTCGGCAATGTACGGTGGTGAATTGATAGCCCTTGAGGATAGATTGTCTCATCATGGTATAACCATGGATATAGCTAACGACTCAATGGCGTCTATGGTTAAAAATATCAAAGGTCTGAACAAGATGTCGAAAGTACAAAAAAATGATATCGCCGACACCACAGCCCTTTTGGACAAATTTGGAGTTGCGGCGGACACCACAACTTCTAATATTCACTTTATGACCAGATCTCTCGGAATGAGCGTTAAACAATCTGCAAAATTTCAGAGAGAAATATTTGCACTGGCGCAAGATGTTGGTATGCCCCCGGCAGAAATGGCAGACCAATTTAAATCCGCCGGCCCCAAGCTAGCTGCATTTGGCAAGCTAGCCGGAAAAACTTTTAAGAAATTATCCCTTGCAGCACGAAATGCGGGCATGGAAGTCGAACAACTCTTAACCATTACGGAACAATTTGATACATTTGAAGGCGCCGCAGAAGCGGTGGGGAAATTAAATGCACTCCTTGGTGGCCCCTTTCTGAATTCTATGGAAATGGTTATGGAAACTGATCCGACAGAAAGAATGAAAAAATTGAGTCAAGGCTTGAGGAATGCCGGGAAGAGCTTTGATCAGATGTCATATTATGAGAGAAAAGCAATCGCATCAGCTGCAGGCCTGGCAGATACCAACGAACTGGCACTCGTTATGGCGGGCAACTTCGAAGGAATGGCTGGTGATGCAAATTTAAGTTCGGCAGAAATTCAAAAATTGGCGGAACAGTCAAAAGAATTTAATACAATGATGGACGAACTTACGCAGACCATGCGTGAATTTGCAGTTAGTATGAAACCAGCGATAGATTGGGTGAAACGGGCGTTGGAGGCGTTTCAGGACTTGTCTCCTGAAACTAAGAGAATTATTGGATGGAGCACTCTTCTCATCCTGGCGATCAAAACGCTCTCGGATGTTCTTTCTCCTTTTGGGAATATAATCTCCGCAGTCGCTGGAGTGTTTTCAAGATTATTCACTCCAGCTATCACCACGGCCGCAGATGCAACAGAGAAGGGTTCAAAGTCTATCGGAAAAGCAATAGAAAATGTTGCCAAATCCGCCGCCAAGGGATCCCAGGGGCTTCTGACGCTTAGTGTGGTCGCCCTAGCACTGGGTGGCGCAATTGCCATAGCAGCTTATGGAGTGTCGTTTCTACTCGAACAATTCGTAAAAATGGACGCCGACAAAATCTGGTACTCTGCTGTCGCAATCGCTGCTCTCGGAGCAAGTTTGACTGCCATGTTATATGTGGTTGGCATCGCAGTGGGCTCTGGAGTCGGCGCCCTCGCAATCGTTGCGATTATGGCCATCGGCGCCTCATTCGCCATAGCTGCAATTGGAGCGTCAGTCCTCGTTAGCGAATTCACGAATTTGTTTAAGGTTCTAACTCCGGCAGCTATTTTAAGCATTGTGACGTCACTCGGCTCTCTTATATTCACAATGAATTCGATGCCGCTAGCCGCGCCGGCCTTGGCTATCATGACTCTCTCTATTGGCGCATTCGCAGCCGCAATGGCCCTAATTGATACCTCTAAGTTAGCAGCATTGGAAAAACTTTTTAACTCACTATCGAAGTTAACGTCAGAAAACGCAGATAACGTAGCCACGATGTCTAGTTCTGTTGCGAAAATGGTCACAGCCGCAGCTATCCTGTCCTTGAATCCGCTTGCAGTCGCAGCCATGGTCAGCCTCGGTGCCAGCGGTGCAGCAACTACAGCAGCGACTCAACCAACATATTCTTCCACGAAAGACGGGCTCGAATCGACACCCGGAGGTGCTTCCCAAACTTCAGCATCTCAGGCACTTTCTTCGAGAAAGATTGAGGTCTCCATCACAATGGATCCGTTGTTTAAGAGATATTTTAATGCAGAGGTCCTTGATGTTGTTGGGGGCCGACAAAGTCCGATGAACGCGGTCACAAAGACGTGATAGGGAGGTATAATAATGGGTAAATCTCAACACCAAGCGCTAAGGGCCACCGAGAGGGCGACTAAAAAAGTACAAAGGCTCAAAGAAAGAGAAGAGCGGAGAAAGCCCGCCGACCAGTCGAGGCCAAAATTTCAATCTCGATATCGAGCAGGTCTGGGCTCTGCTCCTACAGATCAAGGAGCGAATTGGGCAGACCCAACAGATTCTTATGCCAATGCTTTTGATAACTTTATATATTTTCAATCGACGATTAGTGGTGAAATAATTAAATTTAAGGCGATGCTGACCCAATTTGAGGACCAATTTAGCAGTGAATGGAATAGTGAACAGGTCTATGGAAGAAATGATCCGATTCAGACTTTCAAAAATACAACACGAAAAATAAGCATTGGCTGGGATGTACCCGCTGCTTCTTATACTGAAGCAGAGAAGAATATGGTGAAGGCCTCAGAATTGACAAGAATGCTATATCCTTCTTACGAAACCCGAGGTTCTGTTTCCACAATAAACCAAGCACCGATGATCAAGGTTAGCTTTCGAAATTTGATACGGGGATATGATGGTGGCTTTCTGTTTGTTACTCTAGATGGAATAACTTTCTCACCAGATCTCGAAGCCGGTTGGTTTGATATAGATGAAGATACCATGGCCATCAGCGGGGGAGGATTCGATTTAACCCTCGGCAACCTAGTACCTAAATTATTAAAATTTTCTTGTGTGATGACAGTTCTGCATCAAGTAACTGTTGGGTACGCTGGTACTGAATGGCCGACGGATCTTGAAGATTTTCCAAATCTACCGCCCGGCTCTAGCCGGGACGCGGGAAACACCGCTGCGCTGGCAGCCGAAGCCCGACAAGGTGCGGGTTTTGAAGCAGAAGAAGAAGCAAAGTTCGATAAAGCCCTTGATAAAGCGATAATGGACGCGGCAGATGCGGACATGCTCACTTCGAATAAACAAATCAGCCGCGCGTCGAGGAAGAATGAAAGACAGGGAAATCGCGCGGAGAAATTATCCAGCAAGATTAAAGCAGCCGAAGAAGCAGAACAGGCGGCAATTCTGGATTTATGGAAGGTGGAGAGCCCGTGGGATGAGGTACAATGAGACTAGCCCACGAAAGTAAATAATTAAAAGGAAATCATTAAATGTCAAGATACTCAGGAAGAAGAAAACTACTTAATAACCCATTCACTGGTGACGCCGAATCCATTTATCAAGAATTTCTGGATAACAGAAACATTAGACAACTTACCCAATATGCATCTCCAAGTTTCCCTAAACTGACCGCTGCACGAAGAGGATCAATTTTATATGATAATCATATTTGGAAAACTGGCGATAGATTTTATAAACTGGCATATGAATATTATGGAAATTCTGAGTTATGGTGGATTATTGCTTGGTATAACCAGACCCCCACAGAGAGTCATGTAAACTTGGGTGATACCATAATGGTTCCGGTTAATTCTGAAAGGGTGCTGACTTATTTTAGTCAATAAAGGGTTGTTAGATTATGAGTGAAGACTACAATGCTCGCCTTGCGAAGATAGAACCTCAAATTTGGCGGGAGGAAATTGAAAAGGCCCTCGCTGCTCAGGACGACTCTTGGCGCGCCCTTGTGCCTAAAATCGATACATGGCAGGAAATTACTATAGCGCCGGAAACTCCACCGTTTGAGGGCACATCATGGAATCTTTCGGACTACGATTATTTTTTCGGTATCACCGTTAATCGTGAAACTCCCACAGTACCCGCTAGAACAATGGCAGACGCTCTTGGAAAGGGCACCGAATGGGATGATTACGCAAAAAAACATGACGCAAGCCTTAAATTAGCTCAGCAGGGCGTGGAAGGCCAGTGGGAAGTTTATCTCACAGACCTAAACAGATTCGTTGGAGAAATGGTCGGAATTTCTGAAAGTCTTACTCCTTCCAATAAAGTATCTGAATCTGCAAAGAAAAAAGGCGCCTATTCCACTTGGCACCAAATAAATCCCGTAAGTATGAGCGATGTTCTTTTATACCTTTATGAAGACTCTACTATAAAAGAAGAAAAAGATTTACAAGCTGACGCCATTAAAAAGGCTCAGGAAGCTATAGAAAAAGATCCAGATAATGAGCACTTGAAAAGGGCTCTTAAGTTCGCCCTTGCAGCCCAGTCCCAGGAAGAGTTCGGGCATGGTGAGGGTATTACTGATGAAATGATTAGATCCATGGAAAATCTAGGAGATGAAGATTTTCTTGCAAGAGGTCTCCGAGAATCTGCCCAGTGCGTGTTGAGGTTGAGTATAGGTGATTACATCCAAGCTCACCAAATAACTAGCGACGATGCTCAGGATTCACCTATATCTATGTTACCGCGATATGATCCGCATATTTTTTTATCTTATGGTAATGCTACAACATTAATTAATAAATTAGCTTATTGTAAGGGGGGACAAAATTTTCTTGATGTGCAAACTCATCAAATTTCACAATTGGTTCCGATGGTCCGTTTATTTAAATGTTACTATGGTGTAGAAGGAGAGGTAGCAAAAGAAATTGAGATAAATTTTGGTAAAGGCTTTTTAAATTCCACGAGCCCCGGCGAAACTGTTTTACAATCCCGATCCGGTGTTGGAATTAAAAGTTTTGATTGGAAATTAAATGCAACAAATCCCTTTACTGTCAAAAACGATATTGAGGTAACTTTGGTATTGTTTTTTGAGAGTTTTGCTGAATTATTAAAGCCGTTAGAAGGTACGGATCTTATAAGCGGCACCCCAGAATGGTTCCAATATCAAGAACTATTATTAAGGCCCGAAGTCGACCGCCCGGCCGACCCGTTCGCTGAGAGACCCGCCCCAGGTTGTCCAGAAGATAATAATACAGTTTATGATCCTAGATTTTATGAAATAAAGGCTTTGGTAGGTTGGGCACCTCCCCCCACTTTGGAGGGCGCCAGTGAAACTCTGTTGGAATCTATAAAATCTCAAAAATTGCCCCTCTTTTTAACTTTAATTGATCATGAATTTTCCTTTACTCAAGAGGGAACTTTTGAGTTATCCATAACTTATCGAGCCCGGATGGAGGGTATAGAAACCGATCCAAGAATGGATATTCTATCGACTAAAAAATCAAAAGAGCAAATTAACACAACTTTAAAGAATATAGAAAATCTCAGAAAGACATGTGGATCAGAGAAATTAATAGAGAGAGAGAAGAAGGCAATCGCCAAGCTAATTAAAAAAGATCATGATCTTTTAAGTGAAAGTCTTATTAATGATCTACAAACCAAGATATATTTTACCAGGATGGACAAAGCGGACTTTGATTCTGGTATGCTCCATAATTCTCTTGGTATGGCGCATGCGCCTAATATTACTGGTCTGAAAGTTTTTAAAGAAGATATTTTGAAGGCCATCAGGCACAGACAAGAAAGCTGGCAGGAAGAAGTTCAAAAAGAGGTGTTGGGAAGACTTGCGAAGGACTTTGATACGACAACTCCATCATATGAGAAAGAGAAAAAGGGGCAAACATCTAAATGGAATACCGAAAAAGGATATATCTTGTTGGATCCACCCGGGAGACCCCCCGGTGCAACTGAAAGAAACAGGAAGGCGCGCCCAGAAACGTATGCTCACGAGATAACCTCCACGGAAATTGTCATTCCATGGTTTTATTTTGGAGATTTGGTAGATGCTGTTGTCAAGCGTTGTTATAGTGTAGATATTGCTAAATCGGCCTCCAACTCTGGCGCCTTTTCTTCTGTAGAACTTGAAAACTTGATTTTTTTGTTTTCTTCTTTTCCTGTCATAGAAGTCGACCAAAATGGCGTTGTGAAATATATCAACGCCAACTTAGCAGATGTCCCAATTTCTTTGGAATTATTTAATCAATGGTACCTCGCAAAAGTACGACGCGCAAATCGACAAAATTATCCTATTTTGGAATTTTTGAGAGATTTTATTTCTGATGTTGTCGTTGGTACTTTAAATAAAGATTGTTATGATAGTCCTGAGTTTAGAAATGCGTGGTTTGGTGCCACCGACATCTCCAAAGATCTCCGCTTAAGCTCGCAAAAAGCTCTCGGTACCGAGATGACCCAATATTATGGATCTTCAGAGGAAGGAAGAGTACGCGCCGCGGGAGATGCCACTCTGTATGAAATACCTCACCTTATCATGAAAACAGCCGTGCTATCAATACCAAGTATTTCAAACTCTGGCGACCCGGAAAAACAGGATAGAACAATGTTGGGCCCAAACCCACTCCACGATCTGCGCTTGTGGACTGACGACAGTCACGATGGGTTGTATGCTGCCGCTCTTATCGATATAGATCTTGCACATCCGTCCGAGCTGAATTTAGCAAAGAGAAGCACCAGCTTTACCCAAAGTCTAAAAAATTCCTATCATTTAAATGTTTTTTATCTTTTAAATTCAGATAGTTATGCTAATTTTCGTCCGATAAACTCCTGGGAGGACACGACGAGAGAAGAAAGAGATAAGAAAAATGGTGTTTTTCATCTTTATTTGGGGGCCGACCGAGGCCTCGTAAAATCTGTCAGTTTTTCCAAAGTCTCGGCGCAGTATTTACGAGAAGCGCGAATCCAGCAAGAATCTTTAAATCCCTTGGCGCAGTTAGCGGCGACTTACAATGTTAATTTAAAATTAATTGGAAATACAATTTTTTGGCCCGGGCAATACATTTTTGTTAACCCAATTGGTTTTGGTAATGGTCTCGGACAACCCGACTCATGTGGTACAATCTCAAATCAGCTCGGACTCGGGGGCTATCATTTAATAACACAAGTTAATAATTTTATAGAAAATGGTAAATTTGAAACTGAAGTCAAGGCACTTTTTGAATTTTCGGGCGATGGGCGCCCAAGCATACCGGGAGCAACCCCCACTGACTCTCAGTGCGACAAGGTTACTCCTTCTGCGGGAACGAGCACGAAAGATACCACCAACCCAACCTCTCCCCCCAAACCATCGAAAAGTTCACCGGGATCAAATTCGCACGGCAAATACAGTAGATAAATTAGAAAAGGATAAAAGAACAATTAAATGGCTTCCGATATTAAAAAAGAAATTTCAAATTTAAACAAAAAAGCAGCCCTAAACGCTACAAACGAATTTGGCAGCACTAAAACCTTTTATAAAAGGTTTTTGTTTGAAGAAATAGCATATACGCCAGAACCCGTAAGCTCTTTTAGGGAAGAGTTATTGCCAATTAGGGATTTTCGAAGGTTTGAGAATTATTTATATGGTCGTGTAAATACAGACTTTAGTGCAGTTGTTCCAAAAAAGAGTTTTTTGACATCTATTGATAATGAAGATAAATTTTCTTTCGATTTTGTTGAGTTAGCTTTTCAAAAAATGAAAAATCATATACAAAAAGACATAGCCAGTGGAAAGCTCGTGTCCGACATCCCGTTTATTTCAGAAATGAAGGTTTATAATGCCTTTGAGGATATAAATGTAGAGTATAATCGATGGATAAAAGAGGTCGTCAAAGCCTCCTTTCCCGCCTATGTTAAAAAGTTTGGTAAGAAAGAAAAGATCACAGACTTTGAAAGTTTTATGGTCGTCTTTAAAGAACATCTAATGATGATCGCAGACCAGCTTGATGCTGTAACTTTTTCTTCTTTTTGTCTGATTAGTAACTCCAATATACGCAACAGCGGCCTTTGTATAGAAATAGCGGATTTAGATTTTTCAAGGGATCCCGATAAAATAGATTTTGCAAGCGCTCAGTGTTTTTCATATTATGTTGGCCTAGCAGAAAAGTATGGATTTTTTGTGGATTATAACGCACCTTGGAGACTTATTGTTAATTTGGCTTCGCCGGTTATAACTGGAAGACCAAGCTGGGGAGGTCTACAAAAGTTTTTTAATAATTACTATAAAAATGCATCAAACAACGATTTGGAAATATTAAAAAATGTGGCATTCACGACCTATCGAGATTTTATCCGTCGATTTCCATCTTTTAAAACGGCACAGATCGATCCATTTAGCGGTTGTATAACTCGGACTAGGGTAACACGCGAGAAGTTTAAAAAAAATCAGTTTGATGAAGATTATACAGAGAGATACTGGATTTCTTTTTATATCGATTTAAAAAATGTGGAAAAGAATCTAAACTATGACAAGCACCAACTGGCGAAAATTAAAAAAAATGCACTAGAGTATGAGAAATATATTGACATTCATCGTGCAATGCGTTATATTAATAGTGTATTTCAAGATATACCTTCACTTGAAGGTTCATATTATTGGGAATTTAACAAAAACCACTATAGAGATCAAAGTCCACTACCATTTGAGGACCTTGATAAACATATTCAAGAAATAGTGAAATCTTACAGAGAAGAATTGGGGTAATATTGCTTTTTCAAACACTCGACGACAAAAAAGAATGTGTCGGAGTTTATCTCAACAGAGAGTTATCATTTAATCAGAGCCTTCCGGCCGATCTCACAAAAACATGGTCATATTCTTCTTTTCTCAAGGGAATCGACATTGAGTATGCTAAGCTGTATTGTGGAGGAAGAACCTTAGATATGGTGTGTCCAACACCCCTAATAGATCGCTGGGAGCGTTCAAGCAACAAGCTCAAAGCTTTCATCAAATCGTTCAACACGGCGCGCGTATCGCTCGATAAGAACTGTTTTTTTGATTTAGTGCCTGAAAAGTTCCTTATTGAGTTCTGCCAAATTAAAAATCAGATCTGTGAACATGTTTTTGATAACTATGAGAAGCCCACGAACTATAATTATCTTGTTTCCTTGACGGAAATTATCGAGGACATGAGATATAGTAGGTTAAACATAAATTCCAAAAATTTATCGATGTTTAAAGCAGAGCATCGAAAATTTGCGAAAAGCTTAAGCCAGATTGAACATTCGTGCAAGTTTAATATCTACGGAACAAAGACTGGCCGACTAACAACGGAGCCAAGAAGTTTTCCCATCTTGACTCTCAAGAAAGAACTTCGTTCCGTCATCGAGCCTCATAATGATTACTTTGTCGAATTGGATTTTAATGCAGCAGAGTTAAGGACACTGATTGCTCTTCAGGGAAAATCCCAACCCAAGG